CGGCTGCGGTAGTAAAAGCCATGATATTTCTCCTATTATTGGCATTTAAACAGATACAAACTCACCAGACTAATCAGAGGCTGATTCACTATGGGTGCGTATCTTATCTAGTTGGCCGACCAGATATTCAACGGGCCATGTTCGTCAGGTAATCCGTAAGACATAGGTTGTGTTTGCTGATTAGTGTAGGCAAGTAGCTAACCCACCTACACTATTATTGACTATAGTTATACGAAAAAATAACTATTTGTCAACACTTTTTTTATCTGGCTGAACCAGATACATCATAGATAAACTTTCCTGTACGGATAGCTTCCATGATTTCGTCAGATTTCGCTTCATATTCTTGAGGCGACATCTTTTGAACTTGAGATTCACGAAGATGTGTAGAGGATTCATCATCCTGCGGTTTACTACGTGAATTACGAGTATTTACTGACTTAGCTGCGTCTTTAGAATTATTACTTTTTTTAGTACTAATCCCCATGTCAGCTTTATATAAGTCAATTGCTCTTGCAGCAGAACGTGCGTCATTATCATTTTCATACAATGCGTCCTGTACCCATTTAGGCTGTGATTCTGCCCACTCATGAAAGTCATCACTGTCACGAATTTCATCAAAGTCAGGATGCAAACGCATAAGTTCTGCTTCAGCTTTTTCTTTCTTTGCAGTATATTGCATATCATCTACTGCTTTCATACGCTCTTCAAGTGCTTCTGCTTGTTCACGTGCTTTCTTAATAGCAATAGTTTCAACAATAGCTGCTACATCTGGATAGTCTTTTGCCCATGCTTCAAGGTCATCATCTGATTTAGGCAGTTTAATCTCTTTACGAGTTGCACTATCTAGTTGCGATTTGAGTTCATTGATTTGGTCCTGAAACTCTTTTTCTTTATCTTGCATATGTCTACGCAAGTCACCGTAACGCTTCTTAAATGTTTTTTCTTCAGCGTTTGTAGGTTCAGCTTCTTTAGGCTCTTGTTCCTCTTCAACTTCTCCACGTTGTTCTTTTAGAAGTTGCTCAAGTTCTTCTTCTTCCATTTTGCGTTTTTCTTCGTTGGTGTATTTACGATTTGCAAACGCAACTTTCTTTGGTGACTGCATTTCTTCAGCCATGATTTCTGCGGCTTCTGCCATTTTTTTATTCTCCTAGTTGGGGCCACCGTAGCCACGCCGGGGTGGGGGATGAGTAGCCAACATAATGGTTTATTTTTTAGAGGCTAAACCAGCACCTCGTTCTGCTAATGGCAACATAAAGTTACCTAAAGCAGAATTAAATTCAGCACCAAATACTTTACCAATGATATCTCGTGCTGGACCGTTCATGAAACGGCGAATAATTTCTTTTTCTTCATCCGACAAATTCATGTAATTTTCTCTTGCTTGTATTAAATCGAGTTCCATTATTTAATTCTCCCTGCGATATACACAATCGGATGAATAATTTTACACCAGATATTTCCAACTATGCTGTCTTTAGCACGTCCTTTAGTCAAAACATAACGCAAGTGTTGCGTTCTTTGTTTTGCTAAATATGCACCGAATTTTGTTAGAAGATTACTTTTTTTCATACCTTGAACGTATGGTTTAAATAACCAATGATAACCTTTTTCATGGTATGGTGTCAAGTGTTTTTTCTGATATACATCCCAAATTTTTATAGCCTTTGCCCAATCGTCAAGTTGTGTTTGGCGATACATTTCTGTGCAGACAATCTTACCACCTCCACCGCCGCCGCCATCATCATCACGACCACCACGACCTCTTTCTGAGCCTGTTCCTGCATATGCCCCACCTTTTTCTTGGGCTTTTTGTTGACGTTCCTGTCTTTCACGTTCTTCACGTTCATCTTTTTCTTGCTTTTGAGCGGCTTCACGTCTTTGTTGTTCCTGAATATCTTGACGCTGTTGTTCTCTTTCTCGTTCTTCCGCTTCTTCACGCATAGCTTCAGCTTGTCTTTCTAGTTGCTCACGCCCTTCTTCTGTTCTACTTAGTTCTCTACCTGCACGTGTTGTCACAGGTCTGCCGCCAGATGTTACAGGTTTTCCAGAAGAGTCTTGTACAATATTGCCTCGCCCTTCCCTTGCATCTGCTTCTTGCTTAGCTTTACGTTCTGCTTCAACTTGCCTTCTGGCTTCTGCTGCTTTTGCAGGTGATACAGCTGCAGTTTCAAATCTACCGCCCGGCACTGCCTCATCCACAGCAGATGTTTTTTCTGAGGCAGCTATAGCTTCATTTATTTGACGTGCCACTCTCTCTTGAATAGTTTCCTTTTCTCTACGTTCCATTTCTTCAAGAGCAGCTTTCTCTCTAGCATCTCTTGCAGCTTTAGCAGCTTCAATTTTTGCTCTCTCTGTCTCAGGGTCACGAGACGCTGCATCAGCAGCAAATTGAGATATAGATTTAATACGTGCGGTTCCCAGCGGCTTTCCTTCTTCCTCTGTTAAATCTTTAACTGTTTCATACGCAATATTCATTGCATTGCCTACTATGTCCAAATCAGACGTAGAAACTTCTGATATATCATCATACCCTAAAGAAGATACAGCAGCTAATCTAGCTTGATTACCAGCTATTGCTAAGTCATTAGCACTGACGCCACCAAACAAGGAAGTTCCAGCACCAATAACTGGAGACAAAGAACTTAGCTGATGTTTAGCTTGCGCTTTTACTGCACTTGAATAGATGTCACTTTTAGTGGTATTTACATTACCACCAAAAATTTGAGTTTCTTGTTGCTCTCTTTGTCCGTCACCTTCTTCACGCACTCTAGCAGTACCTGTATATACATCTGTAGGTGCTGGAATATCGGGTTGCTTTGCTTCAGCTTCTGGATAAAATCCGGGTGGTATAGGGTATATAGGTTTACCATCAACAAATGGTATCATACGAACTTGACCTTCCGCATTTACATAGCGTCTAATCTCGTCATACCTACCTGTAGTACTAGGAATTAGTTCTTCAAATGTTGGACCAGTATATGGCTCTGGTGTGTAAGTAGCTGGAGTAAATTGCTGATACGCAGGTACATTGTATACACCATAGTCATACGTTTGTTGTGGTGTCTGACCGTAACCAGACAAATAAGATGGCTGTTGCTGCATTACACCAGTTCCGGGAAGCGTATATGTGCCATAACCTTGCTGATACTGCCCCGGAACATATCCACCTATTTGCATTTCCATAGGTTCGTTATCATCTTCAATGTCAAGGTCTTCTATATCAAACGGTAAATCATCAGGCATTGTAGCTTCTTCTGCATTGCCCATCTGACCCATTTCTTCCATCATCTTTAAACCCATCTTAGCTTCTTGACGCATCTCCATCAATTTGTCTAAGCCATGATATCTAACTACATCAGCAGGAAATACAAACTCGCCTTCACTTAATTGAGCAGGAATGTCATCACGAACTTCTTCTTGCATAGAACCCGGTGGCACATCATTTCCAGACACAGGGTCTACTGTACCGCCTTGATCCATAAGACCGCCGTCTTCAAAAAGTTCCATTTGTTCTTTCATAGGTACTACTCCACCTTCTTGCAGCATCAAGCCGCCTTTATTCTTCATGTATTTTGGATCACCTTTAGTCATACCACCAAACAAACCTTTAGCTTGATCTGGCTCAAGAAGCATATAGCTATCAGCAAATCTACTATTCATGTCTATAGTAGAAGGGTCTATTTCGCCTCTACTAGCTTTTTGTATCTGCTCTACAAGAGCATCTAAACTTTGCTCGTCTGTACCTTCATGTTCATTTTTATACACAAAGGAATCATATCCGTGTTTATTTGCCGTTTGTTTTAGCGTATTAAACCACTTTACACGGTCTTTTTGATTATTTATTGTGTCTAGCCCAATCCGTTTTGCTTTATGTGCCTGAAGAATTAGGTCTTTCCATAATTTTTCATCCATTCCCATGCGCATTACATCAGGAAGCATAGAGTATGTATCACCACCAACTGTAACCCGTGGAGCCTTTGCTAACAAATATGCATCAGCCGGATCACCAAGTAACAATTCAATTCTCTGTCTATCGCTTTTAGCCACAGACATATTCCCTATCCAACGCATAGGCTCTTTAAAAGAACTAACATCTGGAATACGAGCAGGTTTAAGATTTTCTTTTAGTACCATAGGCAAAATACGCTCATCTTTAACCATTTGTTCGGCTAAATCTTTATCGTACTTTATATTTGTAGAGCCTCTTGCATTTGCTTGCGCAGCAGTTCCGACATGAAAACCTATGTCACTTGTACCACTACCTATTACGTCAGCTGTGTCAAAATCTTTTTTAGTTAAATGAAATACCCGTGATGCAGGGTCTTCCGGGTTATACCCTTTACGCACTGATTTTGCCGCTTTTCTTAAACCCTTTGAAGCTGCATCACCTATAATTGGAACAAGCCCTAATGCTCCAGCAGTTCCTTCAATAGCAGCACCAACATAATTGCCTTCATCTATAGCATCGGAAGTACGTTTTGCAGCAATAGCTTCACCAACACCCGGAGTTGATTCTGCAATAAACATTGGACCTTCTTCTTTAATAGTCTTGCGAATAGACTTTAAATCAGCCATCTGCTCTGCAAGCATTTCTTCTTTAGTACGAGTATCAACACCTTCGTCAATATCTCGCGCCTCTTGTATTGCTTGCCTTTGTGCTTCAGTCATTGCCAATTACTTCATCCCTAAGTTGCTTTAGTCTGCGTAACACTGCAATTGCACCTTGCTGTCTGTGCAATGCAATAACGTCTGTTGATTGTTCCATTACTTTATGATGCTGATTAATCATATCATCTAAGTAATTATTGAACGCCTCCCATTGGCGGTTGTTGCCCACCAGCGGCTTGAGGCGGCTGAGTACCTGCTGTCTGTCCATTTGCACTAAATCCTTGTTCACCCGGCACAGGAGCCTGTCCTACACCCATTGTACCACCACCAGCACCTGTTGGGTCCATAGCGTCTGCACCCGGAGGAGGTGTCATACCTTGCTCTGGCTGCATTTGCGCTTGCATACCTTTCAGTATTTCTGCTTGAATAGCGGCGTCATTCATATTGTTGGTCACTTTATCGGGGTCTAAGTCCATAGCTTTAGCTATTTCACGAATAATGTATGGAAACTTAGCAAAGGGTGCAAGTGATGGATTACTTGCGATCTGAAGAAATTGCATCAATCTTTGGCTACGAACCTCGTTAGCCATAAGACTTTCTGTTCCACGTGCTTTGACTTCAAGATCACCTTTAATATCTGGATCAAAGTCAAACTGCATGTTAAAGCGGAAAAGACCTTCACCTAACGGCTTGAGTAGATAATCATCTACATTCTTAATGACATTTTTAATGCTGCCACTAGCTGCGTTCATGAGCATAGAAATACCACTAGCAGTTCGACCTACCCCAGCAACTCCTGTTTGACCATGTGCAAAGGATGGAAAGCCCGTGCTTTCATCTGCAAGTACACGAGCCTTGTCAAACATCATCATGTTTTCTTGTGACACATTCGGATACTTTGTACCAAAGATAGCCTGACCCGGTGCGCCGCCTTGCCTACGGAATACCTTGCCCGGATACAGTGACAAGTCTTGTCCCGGCACAAGATTAGTTTCATCCACCTCTACAAGTAGATTTCCTGACAACACAGCATTATCTACCGCCATACGCATAAAGCCATTCATCAATGTCTGTGTATCGTCCATGTTTTCAGCAAGACCAATGCCAAAGAATGAATATGGGTTCAATTCGTATGGAGCAGCATGATATGGTATTTTAGCTGGCTTAAATGGATTAAGAACCATACGTATCAATTTGCCATTACAAATCCACACATTTGCTTGTAATTCATCGAAGTCATCAAACTCACTTGGGATTTCTACATTTTGCTCTTTGAGCATTTCAGTATCGACCATGCCCCAATATTCAAGAACCTCAAAACGGTCAATGCCATGTTCTGGTGCATAATCTTCTAAGTCATCTTCCCAATACTTTTTATCGTAATTCTCTCCCATGCGAATAGCTTCGTCAATTACGCTGCTACGGAAGTATGGACGTTTTTTCAATGCACGAAGTTGCGTACGCGACATTTTATGGCGTTCAATTACAAACTGTGCCTCATCCATATTATTAGCATCTGGGTCTGGATAAAAATTCCATACAGAAACATGAGATACTTGTGGCACAGTTTTCATAACTGGATCATAGTTACCTTCTTCATCCCAATTAGGATACTCTTTGTCTACGGCAAATGGACCCTTCATTACACCTGTACCAAATAGAGCCATTTCAAATGCAGTACTACGAAGATATTTATTTGCACTAGATTCCTGCAACTGATCCTGTATTTTCTTTTCCATCTTTTTAGCCGCTATTTCTGCTGGGCTAAATGTAATGGCTGTAGGAGTAGTCCCCGGACCTTTCATCAACTTGTCCTCTACAGGAGCAAGTTTATTCTTTAATCCACCCAGACGTTCCATAAGAGTTTTTGCGGTTGCGCCGGGAGGAAGATCATTACCATCTCCAGCGTACCCATATGGACTTTGTGAAAGTTCGTTACGCACCTCATCTGGCATTTGAGGATCAAAATGTACGCTATCCTCTACTCCTTCAGGAAGTTCAGTAGGATCAATAGAAAGTGGAAATTTATGATTGGCAAAAAGAACATCTACAATCTGACCGTATGCTGCAAGAGTTTTGGTTTTAGTAACTTTAATAAAGATACGAGACTTTTCAGCTTCGGTAAACTGAACATCAGGACCATATAGTCCACGATAATTACGGTAGGCTTTAAGCCATCTTTCTTCATCTTGATATCGGTAATCTTCGGCTCTTTGATATTTCTCAGTAATAAAAGGTACGATACCAGATACATCAGCATCTTCAATTACAGAATCTTCTGTATCTTCCAATGCAATAGCATCGTCTTCCATCATAATTTCTTCTTCAGCCATATTACTTTTCCTTAATATCCAAAGGTGGAATCAGCTACCCGCATACCCCCACCGGGTCTACCCATAGGGTCATAGTCGAATATACTAAATCTTGGTCTTGACATTATACCATATCTTAGCGCATCATACAAGTGGTCTTCAGCCGTTGTATCAATGTCTTCCGGGTTTTTCTTGTCGATTGGTAACGCCGGGAGTTGGGATATAATATTGGTGCAATTGTTAAAGAAAACAAGTCTAGGTTCCTCTGTAAATTCGTCTACCTGTAAACGCCTGTGTATCTCGTTCTTACCAGCTACACGACTGCCTTTACTTCTGTCTGACGGACGCCAACGACATCCTCGACTAATCATTTGCTCAGCAAGGCTAGGACCAGTATCGCCACGCTTATGCCAAAGAGAACTGTCAAGAACACCATACTTAATATTGCCATCTCCCGCTTCAGCTTCTAGTATCATATCTGCCAAGTCTGTGGCGAGTACTTTACTGCAGTATAATTCTCTATATACAACCAATTGTTCATCAGGCGCAACAGCAAACCAAACAACACCAGAGTGACTACCGTAACCGTAATCGCAAGCCCTAAACTTAACCCAATTATTAGGAATAGTGAAAGGCTCAACAACATGAATGTTGCGGTCAAACTCAGTAAACGCCGCACCTTCTTTGATATCCCAATCCCCTTCAAGAAGTTGTCTTCTTTGTTGCTCTGGCAAGGAGAGAAGCATTGCTTCATAGTCACCTGCTTCCGCAAGGTATGGATTATCAGAAAGTCGTGCGGGTATAAACCTTCGCTTAAAAAGAGGTCTTCCAGCTTTCTGATGTCCTGCTGGGTATCGTAGCACCTCTCCTGTTTCAATATCTGTTGCATCAAAAGACCTATTGTAAGGTGCAGGGTCAATAAACATTTTCTTTACCCAGTGATGTCCACGACCTCCGGGGTTTGTTGTTGCTCTCATAAAAATTGGCAAGTCTGGTGCAGTGGACCGTAGACGACTTCGCATGTAGTTCCATGCATATGGTGTGGCCCATTGTGTCAGTTCGTCAAAGCCTATCCAGCTAAATGCCAGACCCTGATAACGCAAGACATCATCATCCCTATCCAGATATGACATCCACAATCTTGCGCCAGATGGCGCAGTCCACTGCATCTTTCTTTCTGACCACTTAATACCGGGCCAGATTTTAGGGTACAATTCCTGCGATTTAAAAATAAGTTCTCGCAGTTCTTCAGTTGTATGTCGGAGTAGTAAACCACTGAAAGCGGGATGCCCCATGTATCTTAATGGGTCTGCAAGCATGGCATAGGATTTGCCGCCACCCGCTGAACCACCGTACAATACCTCTCGTTCACTTGCTGCAAGAAACTCAGTCTGTGGGCCGGGATTGGGTTTGAATAGTACGTTAGCGTGTTCTTCTATACTGCTAGTTTCGTATTCAGGTACTACAGTTTCCTGTATCTCAACCGCTGGCTTTTGCGCCGGTTCTGTTTTCTTCAAGGGCTTCCGCTTTGGCGATTGCCTTTTGCGCATAGCTTGTGTACTTGCAGATGCTTTTAATTTTATACTTGTGTTATTTTCCATATTAAAATGTATTACCTTTTTGTAAATTCATTTTTGCTGGAATTATACACAAATTATCAAAAACATGCAACCCACAAACATTTTTTCCCTGTAAAGGTATTATATGGTCAACGTGATGTTGCACACCAGTAAGTTTAGTTGTTTTATCCGATACTGCATAAACTCTTTCTATATCACTTAAATTTGCCCAAGAAGGAGTGGCATTTAATTTACATGCACGTCTTTTTGCTTGCAGTGCTGTTTGTCTATTCCTATTATTCTTTTTATAATTTTTGTGATATTCTTTTACGTGTTCTGAATGTAAAGACCGCCATTCTAATGCTTTTTTTTGAATTGCATCTTTATTTTTTTGTGCATATATTTTATGTACTTTATTAACACACTCTTTGCATTTACTTCTATAACCACATTTTAAACGACTGTCTTTATAAAAATAAAGTAAAGACAATTCTTGTTTGCACTGTCTACACTGTTTTTGCACCTGTTCTTGCATTTTCTAATTCTTCTGCTTTAGCAATAGCACGTTGAACATATTCACTCCACTTGCGGAGGCTTCTAGCTTGGTCCTTACGCTGTCGTTCATTAGCTATCCTCTTCCTTAATCCTACATGTGAAATGTATCTGCCTGTATTTGCACTCAACCAATTTGCTACTTCACGATAAGAGTACTGATTTACGTGTTGTCTAGCTTTTTCAAGCAAATCTAGTTCAAGTTTTATAGGGTCAAGAATGTCGGGGTCTTCTTCGTTTTGCTTATAGCCAAATGGTACAGTCCTTGCAATGCGAGGTATCTGTACCCATTCGTTTTCTTCTTTAATGTCTGTTGGCTGTGGTAGTTTCCATTTGCCTACGCTTCTAGTCATTTCTTTTTACGGTTGTCTACAGTTGACAAGACCATACCGCCTTTGCGATAATCTTGTTTACCACCTGCTGTTTTTTGTTTGCGATATTTATCTGCATCAATACCCGCTTTTGCAATAATTGATAAGTCTGCATTGTTAGCTAATCTTTTACCATAAAAACTAGCAATATCTTTATAGTCTGTAAAGGATAAAGGTTTTGACATACTGTCTGAAGAAAAACTTTCTTTATAAGAATTATAGTCTTCTTTAGTTACACTTTCACCCTGCTTTTCTTTATACTCTTTTTTTCTAGCTTCAATAGCTTTTTCAACAACATCAGTCATCAGTCATCCTCCTCAACTACTGCTTTAGGTGGCATAAGCATAACGCCGCCACTTGCTTCCACCTGCATCTTCTCTGTCTTCACCAGACCTGTGCGGTCAAGCAATTCTTTAGCAGCAGACATCTTGTCACGAATACCAAGTTCAGTTGGATTGTACAACGCACCTGTCATTGCTATTGCCGCTTTCGGCGCATTACGTGCCATATACATTTGAGTAGCTTCCAGAATTTCTTCTTTAAGACCCTTAACAATATCCGTAGTGCTAGAAGTGTCAGCATATCCTGCTAGTTTCTTTGCCTGTACAATGTCACCACCTGCTTCTTCAAACAATACATTGAGTAATGTCTGTTGCTTTTCCGTTAATTGCCTAGCCATTTGTTTTCATCCTCTGTATAAGGCCACATATCATTTGCCTTTGTTTTGGCACTTGCCTACTGCTTTACAGTTACTTGGTGTCGGGCAGTTCTTACAAGTTTTAAACATTAAAATTCTCCATTATGCATTGCATTCGC